ACCTTTAGCAGAATCTGTATAGTCTATTCTTAATTTATCCTTTCCTACTACTTCTATTAAACCTTCTTTGTTTACTCTTGTAGCTATTGAATCCCTCTCTACGTTAAAAGGTAGTGGCTTATAGTTTCCGTTTTGGTCGTTATATGCCATTGATGAGCCAGTTTTAGTAGCCCACGTTCCTTTGCCGAATTTAAGTGTTTGTGCCATATCTATTCTATTGTGTATAATTGTCCCTCTGCCATAGCTCTAAAGCTATCCCAAGACGTTAGTTGTTCTAATTGTTCTGAATCCAGTACTGAATCAAAGTATTGTATTTGTTTAGTTTTTCCGTAGAAGTCTGCAGCTCCTACTCCATTATCAAATGCTAATTCAGATAACCCACTTAAAGAAAATGCTGTTGAACTCGTGTACTGTTCAAATCCATTAATCCACATAGCAAACGAACCGCTTTTATATTTTACCGCTACTTTATTAAAATCCTTAATATCACTAACTGTAACTGTTGAGCTAGAATTAATATCAGCTTTTAAAAATGTATATATAGAATTTGAGTTATTTCTATAACCGAAACCAACATTATTACTTGTAGAGCTATCACTTATTGTAATTGTTCTAAAAGTTAAATCATCATCCAAAGCACTTATCTCTGCCATCAACACACCTTCTGAATCATTAAACGTAGCTGCGTTCCCAGAGCCATTGCAAGTTTCTGCTGCGCGAGTAACTGCTTGATTTGTGGTTTTGATATAGCTTGTCGGATAGCTACCCTCTTCCACTTGAACACCCCATACATAAGCATATGCACTATCTGAAGTATCTGAAGCATCAACAGTTCCATCTGTAGCTCTTGGACTAAAAAGTGTACCTACTGTAGAATGTGCATCAGTATTAAATGTAGCTGATAATCTTATCCATCCATTACCATAATCTTCAACAGACGAATCTACAACAGTAAAATCACTACCAGCTACACTTGTTGTTATTGTATTAGTGCTAAACTGGTATTTTACTTCTCCTCTATTTGGGTAAATTCCTTGTTGTCTTATAGCAAAAAAATCTCCCTCGCCTTTTTTAACAAACATAGAAGTGGTTATATCTAACTGTGATGATGCCGACTTACTTGCACTATCAGTAATATAACTGGAACTCGTTGATGTTCTTTGTACTTTATCAGCATTATATTCTCCGCTTGGAGATATTATTTGATTTGCAGTTACAGTTGTATTTACTTTACTCCAAACTACATCATCTATTTGCTCTGAATAAACTTGCCTATTAACCCTCGCTGGTTCAAGTAAAAGATGCGGACACCCTACAACCTCTCCATCTAACAATGAATAGTTAAGTCTGTTTACTCCACTTGCTACTTGTTCTATTAGCCCTTGTGCGTTTATTCTTGTTACACCAGTTGGGCTTGAGCCATCTGCTCTTGTAAAGTCAAAATCCCCTACACCATCGCTTGGAAGTATAGAGTAAACCTTATCGCCAATAGTGGCTGGTATTAATGCTAAATTTGGTTTTGCCATTTTATTAATTGTTTAAGTCTTTTAATGCAGTTGTATGTATCCAATCTGCTAAACATTTCTTTGCTTCTATTTGGTCTAACTCTGCTCTTACTAATTGTACTGATACGTTGTCTATTGAGCCAATAAAATCAGCATCAGCATTAAATTGTGCGTAAGGAAAAGTAGAAACTTGTGCTTTTATATATTGAGTGTAAGTTCCATTAGAGGAATGATATACTCCATAACCTGTGTTACCAGCTTTTATTCTTATACTACCGCTAACGTAATTTGATATAGTGTAAACAATTTTATAAAACTTATTATTTACTATTCCGTTGTTACTTGAATTGTTTAAATTTGTATTTCCTGTTTGTGTTCCATCACAATTAGCACTACCACCACTAATAGACCATCCAGTTTCATATACCCAATCACTATCAGTATCAAACGTGCCATTAACAACCAAATTAGGCTGCTCACTTGTAAGTAAATTTAACTGACTACCAAAAAAGTCTGGTCTTGCTTTTACTGTCCTTGCAGTATCTAAAGCCACACCCCACCAGCTTGTGTTATATATTTCTCCCCAACTCATTTCTTATTTTGTTTAAATTCGTTATAAAACCTTTTTGCCTCTTTTTCGCTTTTGCTCTCTATGTACTGTTTTAGCTTATTGAGATTTATTTCTTTTACTTTATACTTCATAAAACCCATCCGTTAAACGTTGTGTCTGTATCTGGGCTTATATCCTCGTTAGTGTTGCTTAAATACTCTGGGAATAAGTTATTGTTAAAACATAAATAGTCTACTAATCGTGTTGAGTAGTAGTTTGCGTATTCCCTTGCTTTTGCAACTAAATAGTCCACCTCGTTCTTGTCTACAGAAATAGAATTTTCAGATTGATGTTTGTAAACTCCACCTTTAGAAATTGTATATGCGCTAAACGGAATATAATTAACCTGTGCAAACCAAATCAATATTGGTTGAACGTATTCATTTACAAGTGTTAAATAATCACCTGTTAAATTACCTGCTATTATATCAGCACTTATTTTGTTATATAGATCAGTACCTAAAAGATTCTGAACATCTATTTCCTGTGCTACCTTTACAAATTGTATAAACTTATCAGTATCAATGTTTCCGTCAAGTATTGAGTTTCTGATTAAGTCTGTTCTTGTTATAAATAATGCTGTTGCCATATTAATTCTTAAATCCTATTTTGTTCCAATACTCTGCTGTATAACCTTTATACTTCATATCCTTTGGCGCGACTGGTACTTCTTGTGCATTAGCCTCTGGCTTAAAACCACGCTTTCTTGCTTCAGTTGTGCTTATAGCATTTCCTAAGCTCTTAGAGCCTTCTTTTCTTACATAAGTCTTTCTTAACCAGCGATGATTACACCGAGCTCCGCCTTTATAAAGCCATACTGAATATTTGCCATCACCCGTCTTACCACCTTTTCCAAAGTCTGGATTTACTTGCTTTTCACTCATTGCAAGAATATCTTCTTTTCTGTAAACTTTTTTAGCGTTTATCATATCTTTACAGAACTTTCTTGAGTTTTCACTATAAGTCTGTGGAGAATACATATATCTTACAAGAAATTCATTTCCCTCTTCTGTTGATTGCTTACTTGTGCCATCTTGCTCACTTTCTCTGTATGGCTTTGCGCTACCAGTACTTACAAACTCCCAAATCTTTGAAAGCAAACTCTTTTCTTTTGGTTTGTTTAAGTCAGTTATAACCTCATCAAGTTGTTCTTCATAATCATAATCTACCTCACGCTCATCAATAACATCAAACTCTTTTAGAAGTTCTTCTTCATCTTGACCTAGATCTATAAGAGCATTTGAAATTACATCACCAAGTTCTTCTGACATATCAGAGCTTAACTTGACACCAGTTTCTTCTTCTTTAGTTTCTTCATCTTCTACGTTATCTAAATCAGTAAATTCAAGCGGCTGAAGCGTTTTAAAGTACAGTTTAAGCGATATATTATTGTAAGCTAATATACTATCAAAGGCATCTATTAAAAGCGTCTGAAACGGTCTTATTACTGTGTTGTCCATTAATGTTGAAGCAGTCTTTAATTCCTCTGCATTGTTTCCAAGACCAGAATTGTCTTTAATGCCTAAAAGCATAGGTGACACCACTCTGTGGGCTACCATTACTTTTTTGGAACTTTCATCACTTAAGAATTGATATTGATTATGAGCATCACTTAATTGTATAGGCTCTATTGTAGCAGCACTCTCTGGATTATCGTTAAACGCTAATATAAATTTACCTGCATTTGAAGTGCCTGAAAATTTTTGATATATACGATTCTCAAGCATTTGACGTTCTTCAGCGTTTGGAGTTCCGTTATTGAAGTTAATCAACATTGACGGCGCCAATCCATTTAGTATATTGTTTAAATGGTAGTTGCTTATCTCTTGTTCAAGCTCTGCGTATTGTAAGCCACCAGCATAATCTGGAGAAGAATAATATTTATATCCGGCTCTGTAAGGCTTCACATATACAATCTCTATGTTTTCTTTAGAATAACCAAAAGCTGGTATGCGTGTGCAATCATCTGCTTTTTTTACTTTACTCCAATCATCAGAATAGTAGTAAGCCTCTATCTCGCCTTTGTCGTTGCATTTCTCTGCTCTTAAGTTCTCAACTGGAATATGCTCTACTTGTGCCACAGTCTTGCGGTCTTTTGAGTATATAACTTGCATAGAACATTGACCCATTAATTTAAGGTCATAGCATAACTTACGCACACAATCTTTGTGAAACAAAGACATCATTTTAGCGTATGCCTCTGGCTTTTTACTGCTATTTAAAGCATCAAGACCACGACCATATATCATTTCGCTAATACCATTGATAATAGCATTATTTGTAGGCGAACCATTGTAACGGTCTATAAGATACTTGAAGTAGTTGTTGTCTGAGCCATAAGAAACCCACTCTTTGTTTGATTTCTCAACAATATCTGGACTTGTATAAGTGCTTAAATTGACAATTCTTAAATCGTTCATATTATTATGTATTCATTATCGTAACTATCTTCGCTTGTAAACTTGTTTTTATTTATGCTATAATAGTCGTTATTTGTTTGATTAATCGTTTGATCAGTACAAAAAACTTTATCTTTATAAATAATGTTTGTTGCGTTGCTTACTTCAAGATTGTAAAACTCTCCTTCAGTTAGTGTTCCAAATACTGTATCAAACTGCAAATAGTTGCCATTTATTGATGAAGTGCTGTTTACAGATATTGGTGTATTTGTGCTTTCACTTATTAGTTTAACAGTCAAAGTTCCAACAGTAAATTCTCTCGGTATTATATTGAAAGTCTTATTTCCGTTTGTTTGTATTAACTTCATACTAATATATAAAGAAAACTAAATTATTTTGTATCGAATAGACATAAAAAAAGAGCTACCTGTTAAGATAGCCCTTATTTTACAACCTTTTAGCTTTATTAAGCTGTTGGGTCTATTTGTACAGCAGATGCGTCAGCAGTAATTACTGACCCAGTCACAAAGTAAGGCGGAGCAGTTTCTTGCGCTACCGCTGTGATTGTGTACCCAGTTAAATCTCCCATTGCGGCACCTGAAACGATACTTCCTCCATTTACATCAGCTCCGTGTTCTAATCCCATAACGAAATAGTTTCCGTTGTAGTCCTCTATTGCGATGTGTGGTCTTGCGTGTGCAATTAGTTTAAGTTCCTCTTGTGTTGCTTTGTCTTGGAATGTAAGTGTAAGGTTAAGTGTACTCTCATAGAATGTCGTACCGTTCTCTCTACTCGAGTTGATACTTGTTTCTAAAGATGAATTACCCTTAACATCAAACTGAAACCATTCTGGAGTTCCGCTAAATGCAGTAATCTCTCCAGAAGCTATTGTGGCATCTCCTAAAGTACCAAAGTCAGCAAAGTAAATAGTTTTAATACCACCTACTGCGCTTTTGCAAGGTACTTTTCTACCAGTTGTTAATGAACAAGCCATATTTTTATAGTTTTTTTAAATAAAAAAGGGTAGGTTATTTTACCCACCCCTTTCTACGTTGATTAATTAATTATTATACAGTTCTGTAAACTATGTCAGATACCTGCGCATATTGAACGCCGGCAGTAAACCTCATTACTACCCGAACATTTTGGCTTCCATCCGTTTCAGCCATATCAATAACTCTCACTTCGTTCATATCATTTAAGATGCCAGTTCCGAAGAAGAGGTTAGATTTTTCAGCAGCGATAATCATATCGTCAGCAGCACCTCTACAAGGAATTACTGGAATACCATCAAAGAATAAAGAACCTAAAGATTGGTTGTTTCCTTTGTTCTCATAACCAGCAGCACCTTGTCCACCAGATTGAAAACCACCTAATGCACGAGTATAAGCACGGACTACGTTAGAAGCAGCATAGATAGCCAAATCTTCACTTCCGTATACAGCAGTAGGGATAGCATCCACAACATCCCCTAATTCAGCCACTACGTTTGCAGCAGTTACGGCAGTACCTACGATGTCTTGTCCAGCTGGTAAAGCAGTATCAGCAGCTAACAATGTAGCAAATCCGTCGAATTGTCCAGAAGTTGCAGTTGAACCACTCCAAATGTTTTTCTCTGTGCGGTCAGCTACTTTAGCAGCAACGTGAGCCAATACAAAATCAGAAAAGTTTGCAGGTAAGTTGTCAAATGCAGAATATCCCATTTGGGCAGCTTCCCAATCCGAATGAAGGTCTTTTTTGCAAATGTCAAGGTTTACTTGAAATTCTTCTGGCTGTAGGATTTGCTCTGTAAGAGTTAAAGTTCCTTGACCAGTTTGAAAGTCGCAAGTAGCGTCTTTTACGATGTCGTCAGTTGAAGCCTTTTTGATAACAGACTTGAACTTAACGTTGGGCATTATTGTGATATTGCCTTTGTCTAATGTGTCAGCAGATAATAAAGCGGCAGCAATGTATTTGCCTGAAAATTCTCCTGCGTAGGTTGATGTAATTGATACACTCATTTTAATTTAATTTTAGTTGTTTGTTAATTATTAAATTTTGCCATTACTCTATCTAATGTACTCATTCTTCTATTTTGTGAGATACTAAATTTAGATAGGTTTTCTTTTGTTTCTGGATTTGAAACAATTGGTTCAGCACTTGGTTCATTTAATTCAGCTTGTACCTCTTCAGGCACTTCACTAAGTTCAGTTCTTTCGTGCTTTGCAAGTTCTTCGGTCATAAGATTTCCAAGATCATCTGCGCTTAAGTCCTCTTTTGGCTCAAGCATAGCTTTGATTTCTTCAATCATTTCTTTAACTTCTGCAAGTTCTTCTTTTGTTGCATAAGCCATTTCTTCTTTTTCTTCTTCTTCAAGAACTACATCTTCTGTTGCTTCAACTTCTTCTTCAACTTCTTCAGTTGCTTCAGATTCTTTAACTTCAGAAATTAGCCCTTCTTCTGCGACTACTAAAATACGACCATCTTCCAGTTCATACTCTCCGACTGGTACGGCTACCTTTTCGTCATCAGTAACAATAAACACTTCTTTTCCACTCTCAAAAGAATCAGCTTCTAAGATAGCGCCATTTTCAAGCTTCATTTGTTCGAGCTTAACTTCTTCAGTCAAGTTCAGAACGTCTTTGATTTTCTCAATCACGTTATTTGATTTCATATTAATATATAATGGTTAAAAATTAATTTTGCATTTTTAGTTAGCATTTTCACAAGTTGTACAATCATCATAAGCAATAGATGCTGTATTTATATGTATTCCCTCTGAATGATGTTCTGCCGTTACTGTATAACAAGCATTATGGTTATTCTCTAATGTTAAGTAATATGTTTTACCCACAACAAGTTCTGTGTCGTGCATATGAACGTGATGTGTATGTCCATCAGAACATCTCTCAATTATATAACCATACCACACACCACTTAAATCTTCACCAGTTGTACTACCAATCCCTTGCGCCCTTAAACTACCATCACAGCATTTTATAGAGTAGGTATTATTCTCGCATAAACAAGCTCTGCGGCCACCCTTTGGACTTGTTCTACTTGGTGTAAAAAACTTCTTCATTACTTAATTTTTACGCAATTTGGTACAGTTTTACCATCTACAATTTTTGTACCTATTTGTTCGTATCCATCCCAACAAGGAGATTTTAATTCAAACTCTTTTAGCTTACTTTCAGCCCAACGCTTGCCAGCTTTGCCTCCCCATAGCAAGTATGAAATCGTACCACAAGCTTTTGTATCGCCCTCATCGTAGTATTCTTCTGCTCTTGACAAATAAGAATACATACGCTTAATAGTTTCTTTAGATATTGGTTTACCTTGAGCTAATTGTTGCGCCCTTACTTTACCTACTTGCGTTGCACATTTGTTGTTTACCTTTTTGTTAAGTTCTAAACCTCGCTTTGCATTGTTGCTTACAGATTTAGGGTAATCTGAATAGCTTTCAAGAATTATGTTATTGCCTTGTTTTGTAAGCTTATCGTTTTTAATAATATCTTTTATTTCTTTAAGCAAGTATTCAGCTTCAGCTTCTTCAATTTCATTCAAAAACACATCAGCTTTAAAAAGCTCTGGTGTATTAAATCTTATTGTGTCTGCTTCATTTAATTCTTTTAATTTCTCTTTAGCATAAAAATCTTCAAGAGTTTGATCTTTAGGTCTGTCCATTTTATCAGCAAAATATCCTTCTATACTGAAACCACGAACTACGCCCTTTTTCACAAATTCGTTCCAAATCTCATCGTTGTTTACTTTTACGCTACCGACCCACGTACCAAGAGGTAAGTCCATACCGTACTTTACACTTTTATCGTGTACTTTATCTTCAACAATCCAAGATTCAACAAGACTTAATCCATTTATCTCATATTGATGTTCAAGCGTTGCGTTGTTCTGTTTACCTTGCGTTAAATACATTTGAGAGGCTTTTAAGACAGTATCTTTTGAGAAATATATATAATACTCATCTTCTCCGTTTCGTCTATATATAGGCTTATTTGGTATTAATAACGCACCCATTAAAATACGCTTTTCTTTATCTACCTCTGCAAGTTTAAATTCTTGACTTTTTAAAGCAATAAAATCTTCTTCTATTGCTGGCGACTCAACCACACTTATGGCTTCAATACCAATCTCTTGATCTTCGTCTAATATTAATTCTACTATCCGCATATTATTATATAAATATTTATTATTTTTTTTGTATTTAGCTGCCTATTGTAGCTCCTTCAACAATGTTGTTTTCTAAACTCTGTGCTGTTGTTACATCATTTGCTACTACATAAGCTTGTACTGGCTGTTGTGTTTGACCAGCTACTGCATCAGCCAACTGACTTGTTTCTGTCGCACCTACTATATTAAATTGAGGTGGAGTAGGAGCAGAACCACCACCACCTGCAGAAGGAGTAGCAGCAGCAGCGCCAACGCTTTTAGCATCACCCTTAATTGCTTGAATACTTTTTGTAGCACCAGCAACAGTTGAACCAATAGAGAGAGCCGCCTTTGCTGTATTTATTGCAACAAAAGGCATACCCGAAGTTAATGGCGAAGCCGCTACCGCTTTAGCATTTGCAACTCCAGTATTTGAAATTGTTTCACTTACAGACTTTACAGAACTTCTAACAACATCAGCAATAGCTAAAGCTTTTCCAACTTTTTCCATTTTCTTACCGCCAAGTGCTACAACATCTTGAAGGTTGTTATACGTTTCTCTGTATTGTTTTTCTTTATAGTCAGCAGCAATTTGTTCTTTTTCTTCTTCATCTTTCTTTCTTTTTTCTTCTGTATCTGCATCTTCTTGCTTAAATTGTTCTTCTAAATCTTTCTCCCTTTGTCTAAGCGATGTAATAAGTTCTTCGCTTAACAAACCATTAACTAAAGCTTGAGCCATTAAAGCGGCGTGTTCTTCTTTTAGTTTTTGCATTTGCAAAACCCTTTGTTCTTCTTGAGTGTTTGCTTCAGCATCTCTTATTCTATCTTTTAGATTTTTTAACTTTTCTTGAAATTCTTTTTCAAGACGTAGTTTTTCTTTATTTTTACGCTCAATTTCTTTAAGTTCTTTAGCATCTTTCTTTTCTCTGTCTTTAGCATCTTTTTCTCTGCTTTTCTTTTTATTTGCGTCTATTGTTGCTAAAGCAATATCTATTTGACCGCCCTTTAATCTTGATTGTTGTATTTCTTCTTCAAGCTCTTTTATTTTATCAAGCTCCTCTTCAGAAGCCATCATACCTTTTGCTCGTATTTTAGCGGCTGCTTCATATTGACCAAGTGCCTCTAAACTTGCAGCTTTTGATTTTTCAAAAAACGATAATTCACGAACTTGTGATTGTTCTTTTTGTAATTGTAGTTTAAGAGTTTGTAATAAAGATTCGTTTTGTTCTTGCTGAATTAATAAAACTTTCTTTTTTTCTGCTACAATCGTTTCTGTGCTTTTACCTTGTAAAGTTAATAGCTTTTCTTGTTGGTCAAGTAATGCAAGTTGCTCATCTGAAAGCTGAACATTTTTTCTTTGTTCGTCAGCTTGTTTTTGCAATGCTTTAGAGCCATTGTCAAACAATGCAGTAATTTCTTCCCAGTAAGCAACAACAGTAGCTAAACCAACAATTAATGCGCCAATACCTGTAGAAATTAATGCTTTTTTAATTCCAGATAAACCTTTAACAAAGTTTTTGACTGCTCCAAAACCAGATACAAACCCTTTTTTTAATTTTATAATTTTAGTTGCATAACCGCCAGTAAGTTTGTCAATACCTCTTACAATGTTGGTATTTTCTTTTTGAGCTTTTCTGTTTTCTTGTACCGCCCTTGTTGCATCACGCTGCTCTATTGCTAATTTTTTAAGACCTAAGCGTTGGTCTGTTAAAGCGTCTTTTCTTTCTGAAACAACTTGTTTAAGTTGCTTTTCTTGTGCGAGGTTTGTTTTACCAGACTTGTTGTAATCATCAAGAGCTTTTTTGGCTTTTACATATTCTTCTTCTAAAAGAACAAGTATTGATCTTTGTTCATCAATAGTTGAGTTAATAGCTTTAAGATTTTTTTCAGCCTGTTTGCTATCTACATTTATTTCAATTGTTTTTTCTACCATTTCAATTCTTGTTTAAGTGCTTTGTAACCCTCTTTTAAAGTTGTTGGAAGCTTATGCTTTCCTTTTGCAATACGAATGTTTTCTGTTTCTGCGTTTACATATTTTAAACTATCTAAAATTAACTTTATCATAGTGTTGTTTCTGTTATAGTTGTATCGAATGAATAAGCATCATCTCCACTTATACTGTATTTTGCTCTTACCCCTATATTGTATGTCGTTTCGCTTTCTAAACCATTTACTTTTAAACTTGTACCTACAGTTGTTGTAAATACTCCACCATTTAAAATAACATCATAACCAACCACACCAGTAACCGCAGTCCATCCTATTGTAATAAAGTCTGTGCTTTTTGTTGTTACTGTAACTTGTGCTACTCTGTCTAAATAAGCGAATTGTGCATTGTTTACTTGACTTACAAATTCATCTTTATTGTATAGTTCTAAATCTGTCTTATTAGTTAATAGGTTTGTTTTTATCTTGTTTATTCTATAAGATTTATTGTTTATAACAAACTTATCGTTTAATTTATATTTTAGAATTATACTTAATGGCAAATAAGCACTAACTTTTAATAATCTTGACTTTCTGTCAAAAACTGTTTCTACGTAATCCAAATAACCATCTTGAAATAAATTAGTTGCACCACTTGGAATTTCTCTTAAAAATTCATCAGCTTCTAATCCAAAGTTTAATTGCAACCTTGTAGTGTAACCCCAAGTAAAATTGCTTAATTGAGTAGGTCTACGATAGTGAGAAACACCACCACCATCAATAGTTATTTCATCGTTTGTATCCTCTTGATACGCTACACACAATATCAATGGTTCTCCAATAGTTGGCTCAAACTGTTGATTTAAAAAAGCACCTTGCCCTATTAATGTCAAAGCATCTGTATCCTCATTGCTTAAACGTTCATACATCATTTTCTCAAAAGGTAATTCTACCTTATAAACTCCGCCATCAAATTCTGACCTTGTTGGTGGGTAATCTTCTTCTGAAAATGGAACACCTTGTATCTCATCTGATTTTTGTACTAAAAATGTCTTTTTGCTTTTAAACTTAAAGTCCATTTCTTTATACTGAAACAATCTCTCAACACTTGAAGATGACATATCAACGTATTTTGTTATATCATAGCTCGTTCCTTGATTCATATAAAATTTAGCTAACTGTACATCAATCTTATCTCCTTCTTTAAATACAACTAAATTAAACATCTTAAATAAACCACTTAAAAAGTCCATAACTTTCATATCTGGCATATTCTTATTTACATAAAAAGTGTTACCAGTATTTGAAACAACTGCATCGTATTCAGCTATCCAATGTATTGTAAATGAAGGAGAGAGAGGATTTACCCTTCTAAATTTTGTAACCTCTACATCTTGAGTCATTGTAATGGTGTTGTTAGAAGTAACCTCAACAATAATATCAAGTTCTCCATAGCCGTAATTTTCAGTTTTTATGTCTACAGATGTAAAGCTATTTTGAGTGTGAGTTTGTTGCTCAAGAGTTTCTCCAGTTGAAGCTTTTAATATTTTTACTTCATAATCTTCAGTTGTTGAGGATTGAATATTTACTTGAAACCTGTAATATCTGACAGGAGAATCTAACGCAACACCTCTAACATCTCCAACAGAATCATAAGATGGGTCATTGCCAGTAAAGGTATAATCATCTACCCCAAGCTTCCATCTATTCCTTACGACTTGTGTACCACCACCTTCAGTAGCATTTGTAACGAAACCTTCATTTCTGTGCATCCACATATAAAACTGTCGAAAACCAGAAACATTCCAGAAGCTATACTCATTAAAAGTAATCTGTGGAAATGTATTCTCTATTGCATCTATAATAGCTTTTAATCTAATCGCTGGTTTTAAATCTACCCAACTCAATCCAACTCCATTTGTGTCTAAATATCCGCTATTTGTGTAACGCATATTTTTACTGTGGTGTATGTTAGGAACAACTATATCTGTGCTTCCATATACACTTTCTAAAGAGCTATCACTTATGGCAAAAAAGTTTAATATGTTCTCTTGTGTGTATTCAAAGTTTAAAGAATCTGCATATAATAAACCAGAAAGCTTTGTTTCTCCCAAGACTTCTTTGAGTTCTACTGTATCTCCAAAAAATACTACTTTGTATGCGTGTGCTTTATTGTCTTTTAATGTAACGCTTTTAAACTGTATCTTTCCTTTTTTATAGTCTATTCCGTTTAGCTTTATTATTGCATCGTGTCTGTATCTTGCATCAAAGCTGTTTTCAACGTCTTGGTTTTCATAATGCCTAAACAACTGATTATTCAATTTAGAAGCTGGTAGATTAAACTGCTGACTGAAAGGAGTAAATATCTTTCCAATATCTCTAACATTTAGTAAACTGTCTGTGATTGTTACACTTTCATCCCCAAACAAATCAGCTCTAAAATAATCGCTCTCTATTCTATATTCATCATAGTTAGGACTTGTAAATATATCATCTGAAAGGCTTAACTGCGTAGCACTATCAATAGCAGTAATTTTTACTGTTTCTTGTGTTCTTAAATTTGTAACAATATTTCCGACAACTACATTTTGCGTAAAATCCGCAATACTATCTATTAGCTTATTTGTAGCAAAAGATTTAGCAGAGCCATTAATTCTATTATACCCTTTTATGTATAGTTCTATTATCTGCATCTATCGTATGTTGTTAATAGTATCAAAAGCAAATTCTACTTCTATTGTGTAGTTTATTAGTTTGTCGTTTAAGTGTGTTTTGTAATTTAAACTGCTACTGCTTACGTTTATTGGTAATGTCTGTGAGTTTATCTCAATCCAACAATCTTCGCTTAACTGCATCTGTTTGAATACATCGTTATACTCCTCTGGATAAAAGCCAGTATTTAAAGTTAGCTTCTCGCTTCCGTTTTTAGTAAGTATCTTTTGCTGATGTCTACTTGTGCTATAAGTATTGTTTTGTATTATGTTGCTTTTGTATTTCTCACTCTTTGTGGTAAGTACTTCATTAGTTCTTTTAAAGAACCAT